CAGATTACCGGCTGTAGTTTGTCACCCGGTTCTGCCAATTTACGGGAATATCCGGGAATATCCGGGAATAGGTGAAAACTGCGAATATTCAACGGGATAGAACGCGGGTAATCGGAATTGCTGCCCGGAGAGATTTTGCCAACTTCTGCTAAAAATGGGCGAACCGACAAACGCAGGGCAAAAACGACCTCACCTTCAAATGGCCTTCAAAAATGGTTTGAGAATCGCTCAAACCCCTTTCAATCCGGGTTTGAGACTTTGTGGAACGCAACGAGAAAACAACTCTGATCTGGCCAAAAATCCAAAATCAGGTTGGAACTTCGGGCCAACCTATACAAAAGTGCCAGTCGAAAAACAGTGAAATGGCGTAAATTCAACGAGATGCCGGTTCCAACCTAGTTTTTCTGACCACACTGAAGGGAAGGAATAGGTTGGAACCGCCTATTTCCGTTTCAAGCAGTCGACCAAGGCATTTATTCAGCCGTGCTGTCGACTTTGACACCTAATTGTGAAAAGTCGGATTTGAGATTGTACCCCGTATAACTGCACAATGATTTACCACGGATCGATGCGCCAAAATCATTCGTGGCCTCGTAGCTCAGAACCCCCTCCCATTCCCACAGCCCGCCCATTTTCTCATCGCGCTCCATCCACTTTTCAACGACATTGGTGATATCCTTCACTTTTCCTTCCCCGATAACTTGAACTTCTCGAACATATCGATCTCTCACCTCTGCAAGGGGAACACGTCTCACGTTCTCAACATAGCTTGAGAACTTGTAAGAGGCCGGGGAGTTGAAACGGTCTATCAATATGTCCTCACAAGCCACAAGGAGTGGTGGGCGAAATGGCCAAGCTTCTTTCTTCCACGCCCAGGCAAAATAGCCTGCAGCAGCGAACACTCCAATTCCCAACAAATAACCTACAACTCTCATGAAGCCGCCCGATCAATTTTCGAATTATCTTCTGGCCATCACACCACAAATGCGGCCAATGATATGCACACGCTCAAGTTCGACTTCATCAGTCTGAAGTGCCTGGTTGTCAGAAATAATCCTGACTCTAGCAGGCTGCGAAAAAGGTACGCGCTGCAGGCGTTTGATCTGGGGTTCGGAGTAGCCATCGGAGATCGCATAGACAGTATCAGCGACAAGCTTCGTCTGAGCCAGATCTACGATGACCCGATCTCCTGGCTGGTAAGTTGGCTGCATTGAATCGCCGACCACTTCCATCACGATAGTGCGGCCCGCATTGGCTTCCATAACGCCCACCAAAAAAGCTTCTGGTAAAACCCACTCTGCAACCACACGGTGACCACTCATTCCGCCGTTGGAGCCAATGCTAAGCATTTGGCCAACAGAACCCTCCCCGGCACCCAAGCGTACGTCGATCTCAGGTCTTGCTCCTTGAAGGCGCGGCTTCCAAGTTTCATGCGAATAACCTTCGCCGCTCTCATCTGCATCCGGATCATATGAACTGACCAAAGTCGTTCGCGCCTGGTCAGCGGGCAGATTATTGGGAGCCTCGAAAGAAAGCACTCCACTAACAATCCAAGACAACGGCACCTCCAACGCTAAAGAAAGCCCCTCAAGAACAGTGAAAGGAACATCCTCACCGCCTGCGTACCGACGCAGTTGTTTGAATGATTTCCCGACAGCGGCTTCCAGCGATTCAACGCCAATCTTTTGTCGGCCTATGAGAATGGCATAGGCGATCCGGTCAGACACGGACAATTTTGTCCCCAGCGGAAGAATATCATCCTTCATCCACTCGCGAAATCGTTTTGAAGGGTCTTCTCCGAGACCGCTAGTTATTGTTTTTAAACGCCATTCTTTGGTGGTTTGTTTTTGGGACATATTTGACTTTACAAAGGGACATATCTGTCCCATTATCCCCTCGTTCGCAGTTAATTATTCCCGGAAAAAGGGGCCTGATCGCCCCACATTCCGAAACCGGAGCTTAATATGCACGGCACGACATCCAAAGTCGATCCGAAGGTTAAAGAGCAGAGCGCCATCAAGGCCCGCCTGCTCGAAGCCGGGATCACCCTCGCGGATATTGATCGCAAATATGCCCTTTCTGATGGTTCCGCACGAAACACCATGCGCGAACCCAACATAAAAGGTGAGCGCGCAATCGCCGCTGCTCTCGGCACAAAGCCTGAATTTCTCTGGCCGACCCGTTACAGGCCATCCGGTCAGCGACGATCACCCCAGGATTGGACACGAGTTCCGACGCTGGCACAACGCCGAAACGACCGGGCTGCGTAGACATGAAGCGCAACCCATTTTCTCCTGACCTTGACGCCAACCGACCCACGGTTCCCGCAATCGCAATTGCAGGAACTGTGGCCACAGCCTTGGCAGTTTCAATCTATGTCCTTGTGTTTTTTGTAGGAGCAATCTCATGAACCGTTTCAGTGAGACCGAACTTTACGATCTGACCTTCCGGGTCTGCGTTGCATCGGTCAAACAGGCATTCCCCCACATTCCGGTGGCCAACATTGTCGACCCTCCGAAAGGCCAATTTGACGCAGCACTTGCTCGTCAAATCGCCCTGCATTTGATGGTCGCCCGGTTTGGCCTGGTCAAGCACCGCGCCGGGAAACTGGTTGGTCGTTCAAGAGACTCCGTCAACCGCGCATTGGCTGCGGTGGACAATCGTTTGGACGAGCCGGATTTCGAAGCCCAATACCGCGTTGTCGCGGAACGGGCTGAGGCCATGTTCAATGACAAATTGCGGGAGGCCGCATGATGGCGATCTCCAAGCTAATACCGCTTGCCGACATCTTTGTCCCTGAACGGCTCCGCGCTGTTGACGAAGATCACGCACTGGCCATCCAGGCGTCGATTGTCGAGCATGGTCTCCTCAATCCGATCACAGTCCGAACTACTCCAAATGGGGAGCAGAAATACACGCTTGTCGCGGGTGCGCATCGATTGCGAGCAATCGTACATCTCGATGAGGTCGAGATCGATGTGATCGTGGTCAAGGCGGACGCTGACGAAGCGGTGCTGATCGAGATTGAAGAGAACCTTTTTCGCAACGATCTCTCGGTGCTTGATCGCGCAGTTTTCGTTCACACCTACCGAGATGTATGGGAGAAAACTCGGGGTGAAATAAATCCGAAGGGCGGCCGACCGAAAAACAGTGCCAAGTTGGCACAGTTTTCAAACTCGCCAATCGACCTCGTTGCTCAAGAGGCCGAAAATGGGTTCTCGAAAGCGTGTGCAGATCGTCTCGGCGTATCCCGCCGTGCAATCTACCGGCTTAATACAATCGCCAAAAACTTACCCAGCGAAATCCGCTCGGCGATCAGCGGAACACCGATTGCTGATAACCAGAGCCAGCTGTTGAAATTGGCCAAACTGGAGCCGGAGAAACGCAACAAAGCCCATATTGCGATCCGTGAGAGTAAGGGCGATTTCAAAGCAACAATTGCCCTACTGGAGCCACCCGCCAGGAAGCCAGATCCGGAGATGCAAATCCTCTCTCGTCTGATTGACAGCTGGGAACGCGCAAAGCCTTCCACCCGCAAGCAATTTCTTGCCCATGCAGAACTCGCAGCGGCACCGAAAGTCGGTGCGAAATGAGTAAATCCGACCCAAATCAGCTCGGTCTGTTCGAGAACCGTGTCTATCCAGAGCGGATAGAAGTTGGCTCTGTTGATCTTGATCGCTTCCGTTCAGAAATTAAACGAGCGATGTCACGCGCAATTCGCGAGAGCGGTTATGACCGACAAACCATCGCCTTGCGCATGGCGCAGTATCTCGGACTACCAAACTTATCGAAAACCACGCTCGACGCTTACACGGCCGAAAGCAAGGACAGTCATGACATCAGCCTGTTGAGGTTCTCGGCCTTCGTTCACGCCACCGGTGCAAAATGGCTGTTTGATCTTGTCGTGTCGAAAGCAGGCATGACCGTCCTTGAGGGTTCCGAGGCCAAGCTCGCCGAAATCGCCCGCCTTGATCAGGAAAAGCGAATCATCAGTGCCGAACTGCGCAAACTTCGCGCACGACCAGTCGAACCAAAAGGCTGGAGACGGCAATCGTGAAACAGTTTTTCAGCCCGAAAGAGATCGCAGACGCGGCAGGAATTTCCGAGCGCGCTGTTAACAAGATGGCTGCCAAATACCGGTGGCGACACCAAGAGGCAAAAGCCCGCAAGCGCAATGTCAGCGGCGGCGGCTGGGAGTATCATCACTCACTTGTTCCCTCAGTGGCTCAAGCGCGGCTGGCCATGGCCCACAGCGCTCCGGCCAATGCCAACCCTGATAAGGTCAGCGTTGCAAGGTTAGAGCTCTGGGCGGTCTATGAAGGGCTTTCTCAGGATCGAAAAGCCGCCTGTGAAGCACGTTTGAATATTCTGGCGGAAGTTGCCGCATCTATCGCTGCAGGATTGAATGAAACTGCTGCCATTGCGATGTCTGCCAGAAACCAAAACGTGAGCGCTCGCGCCATTCGCAATTGGCGCGGACGGGTTGCAGGTGTCGAACGGCAGGATTGGCTTGCGGCCCTTGCCGATCAATATAACTCAGCTTCAACTTTTGCCGCCGTCGATCTAGATGCCTGGGCAACGCTTAAGAGCGATTACCTGCGACCCGAACGACCTGCATTTTCAGCCTGCTATCGCCGCGTGAAGGAAGCGGCAAAAGAACAAGGTTGGTCACCGATACCGGCCGAGCGGGCACTTCGTCGCCGGTTTGAGGCCGAAGTCCCAAAAGCAGTTCAGACCGCCGCCCGCCAGAAAAGCGAGCGGGTCAAAAACCTCTATCCAGCTCAGCGCCGCGATCGATCCGGGCTTCACGCCATGGAAGCTGTCAATATGGACGGCCACAAGTTCGACGTGTTCGTTCAACTACCGGGCCAACCTTCGCCAACGCGCGTGATGCTGCTTGCGCTGCAAGACCTTTATTCAGGCAAGATGGTCGCATGGCGGCTCTCGCCGTCTGAGAACAAAGACACTGTTCGCCTGGTGATTGGCGATATGGTAAGTCGCCACGGCATTCCTGACAAAATACTGCTCGATAATGGTCGCGCATTTGCCTCCAAATGGATCACAGGCGGTGCGCCAAACCGGTATCGTTTCAAGGTACGCGACGAGGACCCGCGCGGTTTGCTGACAACACTCGGTGTCGAGATCATCTGGGCCACGCCCTATTCCGGCCAATCCAAACCCATCGAACGCGCTTTTCGGGATCTGGCAGAAAACATTGCTAAGCACCCGTTTTGCTCTGGCGCTTACACCGGCAACACGCCCGACGCCAAGCCAGAGAATTACGCATCCCGCGCCGTCCCATATGCCGAATTTTCCGCCCATGTCGACCGCATGATCGCCGAGCATAATGCTCGGCCAGGTCGCACAGCCGGAAACGCCGCAGGCCGGTCTTTTGATGAAGCCTTTTCGGCATCACTTGAAGAGCCAACAACGCTGATCCGTTGGCCGACCGAAAACCAGCGCGCACTCTGGCTGCTGGCTGGTGAACGCATCCGGGCCAAGAAGGGATCAGGCGAGATCCATATCTTTGGTAATCGCTACTGGAACAAGGCACTCAATGGCCATGCCGGAAAAAACGTCACGATCCGGTTTGATCCCGATCATCTGACGCAGCCAATTCGCGTCTACGACGCCAATGACAATTTGATTTGTGTAGCCGATTGCATCGCTGACACCGGGTTCTTCGACACCACTGCCGCCCGCGATCATGCAGCCAAACGCAACCAACTGACCAAGGCTATCCGCGAGAGTGCGCGCCTTCATACAGAGCTTTCTCCGGATGCTCTCGCCGAAATCTATGGTGCGGGAAATTCCGCTCCGGAACCCAAACCTGAACCGCCAAAATTCAAACGTGTTGCCAATGGCCCAGCAATGCCATCCCCCCAATCTGAGTGGGATGACCAATCAGAAGAAGCCTTCTCGCGGGCCATGCGGATGCTTGAAAAGAACGTCATCGAATTCCCCGCCAAAGGGGAAAAAACCGGCCGCTGAGTGCTGCATTCGGCCAAAAAAATGGGCGGGGAAAACCCCACCCAAAAACTATAGGCAAGGACAAATCTAAATGAACAAAGCAGCAAGCACAAGCCCGACTCTACAATCAGGGTGGTCTCGTTCAAATACCGAACCCGATATTTCCGGGCATCGCCCAGGTCGATCCGAAGCCGACCGGGACTTGTGGAGAATACTGTCCACGAAGGTTGAAGAGCTTGGCTCAAAACATGGCTGGAGTAAGAGTGAGGTTTCACGCCGAATTGGGATGCCGGATGGAACTTTCAATCAGTGGTTCTCAGGCAAATATGACGGGCGGCTTGATGCCCAGAACGAGAAGGTGGAGCGCTGGATTGCCTCGGTCGAAGAAATGGCCGGGCTGGCGGCAACAGTTCCAACAAGCCCCGGCTTCATTCACACGAAATCGGCTTCGGTAATCATCGACGCGTTGTTGTTCGCGCAAATGATGCCGGATTTCGTAACCATTACTGCAGCGGCTGGCACTGGCAAGACGTGCGCCTGCAGGCAATTTTCAACTACCCGGTCCAATGTGTTCATGGTCACCATGAGCCCGCACACCAAAACGGTGCATGGAATGTTGGTCGAACTGGCTACCGCTCTTGATATCACCCAACACAATCCGGCGAAGCTGGTTCGTGCTGTGGGTCGAAGGCTTGAGAACAGCGGTGGTGGATCGCTGCTGATTGTTGACGAGGCTCAAAACCTGATCGACAGTGCCGTGGATCAACTCCGTCACTTTGTCGATATCTATTCCTGCGGTGTGGCACTGGTTGGAAATGAAGAAATCTACTCTCGGTTTTCGCGAAACACTGACGGCCCTTCCTATGCCCAGATCAAACGTCGGATCGGTAAGCGGGTTCGCTTGGCCAAGCCACGCGCCGAGGACATCAACGCACTTCTGGACGCCTGGTCGATAACCGACCCTGAAACCCGCAGAGTTCTGACTGGCATAGGCATGAAGGACGGCGCTTTGGGTCAGATTGACAAGACAATCAAACTCGCATCCATGACCGCAGCTGGTTCCGGTCAACCAATTGACTCGACAGCAATCCGCGAAGCGTGGGCCAACCGCGATGTGGAGGGTATGTGAGATGGCCGCTGTTTCAAGAACATCACCGATCAGTGGGGAACTTGGCCTGGTCGCCGAATTGATTGCGCAGAACATCTCGCCAGACGGGCTGCGGTTGAGCTCCGAACGGGCAGACGGGCTGCTCAAGCGCCTTGATCTGATCAAGCGCCAAATTGCTAATCTCGAACATGAACTCGGTGCTTTCCGCGCAGACGAGCAGGACAGTGCAGCAGCGGGTGTCATCGGTGACCTTTGTTTGGATGTCATGCGCGACGGTGTTCTGGACGCGGCCCAAGGCGCGCCTGTCGCCTATCCCGATTTCAAAAAAGGAAAAAGGTCATGAGCGAATATGTCTCCGATCATTTGAAAGAAGTTTCACGCCGCCTGAAGGAGCACCGTCACGGTGGTTTAGTTCTTACTGGTGATGGACTTGAGAGCTTCATCAACCGCATGGATCAAATTCAGGAAATGGCACGTGACCTCGAAAACGCGCTGTCAAAGAGCGAGTGGAACAAGCGCGCAACTCTTGAGAAAATCACCCAGGCAAAGCGGCTGGCTCAAGTTTTGGCTGCTGTTCAAATTCCTGAAAGCAACGTCATGCTCTTTCCCATAGCACCACGGCCAGTTCCGCGAACTGAACAGCCCCAAGGTGGAGGCGATGCAGCATGAGCGACCAGGCGAGCCCCGAAGAGATTGAGCGTGTGACTAAAGCTGCCACCAAAGCGGTCATGGCAAAGATCGACGTGATTGTTAGCCGGGTGGTGGCACGGCAAATCGCCACAATCCAGCCGCCACACGCTTCTCTCCGGGTGCCGCCTACTGAGCTTGTAGAAGCCGCAGCGAAAGTCTCGGCAATGCTGACCAATCTCGACAACAACCAGTACTCGCGCGGTGAAAGAGCTGCGCGTGAACAACTTGATGCCGCAATCAATGACCTGCGAACAGCCTATCGGGCCTATGCAGCAGACCAACGCTTGAAAGGGTAATTCCATGAACACTGCAGTCATTCCCGATGAAACCAAAGCTGAGAAAACCGGTCTGATCGATTTCAAGGGTAAGTCCTATATGGCTGACGCCAAAGGCGCGTTGGTGCCGCTGGAATTGATCAAACCGGCAGACAAGCTGGAAGACGAGACAGTTCGGAAGATCATGGGTTTTGCACGTGATCTTTCTGATCAGATTGCTCGCTTCCGTGGACATACGATGACCGATCTCGGCGAGTTCGATGCTCTTCTGGAACAACACTACGATGCCAAAAAAGGTGGCAAGAAAGGCAACCGGACCTACCAGACTTTTGACGGATTAATGAAGGTGAGCGTTCAGGTCGCTGATTTTGTCGATTTTGGCCCACAGCTGCAGGTGGCCAAGAAGCTGATGGATGAATGCCTGACCGAATGGTCAGAAGACAGTCGGCCGGAAATCCGGGCGATCATCACGCGCGCCTTCAATACCGACAAGGAAGGTCAAGTCAACCGGTCGGAAATCTTCATGCTGCTCCGACTCGATATCTCGGATGAACGCTGGCTGCGGGCCATTAATGCAATTCGCGATGCCATGCGGATAATCGGATCGAAACAGTACGTCCGCTTCTATGAACGAGCCAGTATCACAGACAGATGGGAAGCGGTTACAATCGATCTCGCCAAGGCAGGTGCGTGATGGCGACCAGAACAAAAAAGCGATCCCGTTCAGGCGCGAAAGCCGAATGCCCTGTTTGCGGCAAGAAGCTTCGCGGACTGAAAGGCATGGTTGCCCACGTAGAAATCGAGCACTGCGAACAAACCGAAGTGATCAGACACCTGAAGGTGCAAGCTGAGGAGGTGAAACGATGACCGGCCATCAAATCGGACCAGTCGAATTGTTTGCCCGTGCTAAATGGCTGGAAGAACGGCTGGACAGATTGCCAGAGAACACCGTCTCGTTCCTAACGGATCGAGACGGTTGGGAAGCAGAAAAACGGGCTTATCTGGACGAGCTGGAAATGCTTCGGCTCGACATCGAACAGCTTGATCCACCGGGTCGGTTCAGCTTCACGAACGGAAACAATGTGCTTTCCATGATGGGTGTGCGTGCAACGCGCACACAAGAGGGTGCCGCTGTGTTTTTTGCCTGGGTTATGCGGGCACGAAATGCCTCCACTGATCCGAAACGACAGGCCGCATGACATGGCGACTCGGCGGCAAGATCAAGTTGATCTTTTCGCCTGGCGCGAGCTCTCGGAGATCGAGGGCAAGCGGACGGAACTGATCGCCCGCATTCAGAAACATCGTCCGAACTCACACGCACGTGTTGAGCTAATCGCACGGCTCAAGCAGCTAACCACCGAAGCCATTCAGATGGAAACCAGACAATGACTGCAATCAGAGCCATCCATGTGGGTCTGCGCCATCTTGGCATTGCCGAGGATGAGGCCCGTGACCTTTATGAACGCCAAACCGGAGCGCGTTCGCTCAAGTCTATGACATCGGATCAGCTGGAAACAGTGCTAGTTGAACTTCGCCGCCTTGGTTTCAAACCAGCTCCAAGTGGCTTTCGAAAACGCCTTGAAGGGAAATATGCTCCCAAACTTCAAGCGCTCTGGATAGCTGGTTGGAACCTTGGGATTGTTCGCAATCGCGAAGACGCGGCGCTGGAGGCTTTCGTCAAACGTCAAACGGGCGTCGATGCCGTTCGCTTTTGCCACGACGCCACCGACGCCAGATCGGCAATCGAGGCGCTCAAAAAATGGATTGAACGTGACGGTGGTGTCGACTGGACCCAGGACACAACGCTCCCGCCGATTTACCAGATGGATGGTTACCGAATTGCCAGCGCGCAGTGGCTCAAACTGACCGGCGAGCCTCGGATTGCAGCGGCTTTCTGGTCTGCGGTCACTGTAGTCATTGGCCGGACACCGGAGCCTTATTCTCCACCGACAGATCGTGAGTGGATCGAAGTGATGAACGATTTCGGAAATCGGCTGCGAGCTCGGAAAACAGGCCGCGTCTCCAGCCGCTCGCAAACAAAAGCGGTGGCGAAATGACTACACCTTTAATCCACGTCTCTGACCACGCCGTATTGCGCTACCTCGAGCGCCAGCATGGTGTTGACGTTGAAGCCATCCGACAGCATCTGGCAAGTCTCTGTTCAAATGGCGCTCGGTTCAAAGCGTCCGGTGTCAGAGTTGAAAAGGTAAAGCTGCTTCTGGCGCATGGCTCGACCGGCACAACGGTCATCACTGCCTTGAAAACCGACTGGCCTGATCGGCGCGCTGAAAGAGGTGAGCTGTGACCCGGCGAACCGTCTACAAAATGGCTGTGATCTACACGCTGATGATTTCAGTGGTGATCCATTTTGTTGATGGTTTGACACCATCGGCATTCGTCATCGGCATATCGGTGACGTGGTTCTCAGTTGGGCGCCTGTCGACACATCCAATTGACCCTTTTTCGTGGCTGAATGAGCCATCAGATCAAACGGATGAAAACAAGCCGCAACAGTGGGGGCGGGAATGATCTGGCCGTTCGATGGATTGTCTCCACTCAAATATGGCGTGATCCTAGCCGATCCGCCGTGGGCTTACTCGATGCGCTCCGGCAAAGGTTATGAGAAAAGCCCTGAGGCACATTACGAGACAATGCCTCTCGACGCGATCAAAGCTCTACCGGTGCGGGATCTCGCGGCCGGTGACTGTTTGCTGTTCATGTGGTCAACCTGGCCGCATCTATTTCAAGCTGCTGAGGTCATGACCGCGTGGGGCTTTACCTACAAAACCGGAGGATCATGGTTCAAGAAAACCATAAAGGGTAAATCCGCATTTGGGACTGGTTACATTATGCGTTCTTCATGTGAACCTTACCTCGTTGGCTCTATCGGCAAGCCCTTCATTCAATCCCGATCAGAGCGAAATGGGTTCGAGGCAGACGAACCGACGAATGATTTAACAATTATCCCTGATCGTATCGATGCGGTGCGGCGTGAACATTCACGCAAACCATCTGAAATGCGCGAGATCATTGAACGGCTGTGCCCACATGCATTTGGTGCCGAGTTGTTTGCCCGCGAACCATGGGCTGGATTTGATACCTGGGGCGACCAGTCCGATTTGTTCGAGGCAGCTGAATGACAGAAGTTGCCCGTTCCGCTGAATTGAAAACGCTTTTGGGCGCAGATGACTACGTGCGTCTCGCTGAACACTTTGGCGGAACACGGCTCTTTATACCGGCACGTGAAACACGCACCAAACTGTCCCGCGCGCTTGGAACTGAACCCGCCGAGAAATTGGCCAGACGCTATGCAGGTACATATCTACGCGTCCCTCTTGCCCGCGAGGACCGCGCAAGGCAATATCGCGCTGGCGGAGCATCGAATGCTGAAATAGCTCGTGCGCTAGGAATTACGGAAACTGGCGTCGACAAGATCTTCAATCGAATGCCAAACAAGCCCGCCAAAGGCGCAGATCCGCGTCAAGGGCAACTCTTCCCCTCCGACTAAACTCTGATCAGCCCGCCTCTGCGGGCATAGGGCTGTTGGCTTCTCACTGGCATCGTGCGTCTAGACCGCCGGGCAATGCACCGGCTCGTTTTTGCATCGCAAATGGAGCGGCATGATGAACAGCACTTTTTCACGCGCAATTGTTGGGTTCATAGCCCTCACTTCTGGATTGATTTTTATGGCCTATATCGCGCTGTGGGCGGTCTCGTCCTATGCAGCAGGCTTATGGTGGATGACGCTCCTGATCATCTTATTGGCGCTGGTGCTTGAATTCGCAATCTATCTAACGACGCTGGCCGAGCCGGTCACCGACTGGATTGGTGAGCCAAAGCGAAAGGCCAAGGCAGAGGCCGAAGCGAAATCTGCCGCTGCATGGAAAGAACGCCACGACCGCGCGGACGACGACGCCTGAACCAACCATCCAAACAAGTCGGCAGGTAACCATGTCCAGCTATGATCCACGCCTTATCCCATTCACCGGCCAGCACGAGGGCAAGGTACTGCGCGCTTATCGCTGCCCGGCCGGTGCCATTACAATTGGTTTTGGATTTACCTGGGGGTCAAAAATTTTCGGCGAATGGTGGCTGAAACGATATGGTCGCAAATTGCGCCTGGGCGACACGATTGCGGAAGGTGACGCTTTCTACCTGCTCAAGGCAATCATTGATGCCGAATACGCCGTGCCGGTGCTCAAGCGCGCGCCGAACGCCACTCCGCACGCAAAGGCATCAGCAACAGACATGCTGTTTAATTGCGGTCTGGGTGCTGCCAAATGGAAATGGTTTGCAGCCCTGGTGCGCGATGATATCGCAGATGCTGCACGCCGGTTGAAGGTGACCGCCACCACGGCCAAAGGGAGGCGATTGCCTGGTCTGGTTCGCCGTCGTGCAGAGGCAGCTGCAATCATGCAATTTAACCGTTGGCCAGCCTGGGTAAAAGCACCGCGCACAGCCGATCCGAAAGAGATCAAAAAGGCGATGCCTGCTTGGCGCTTGGGCGAGGACGATTTCAACCAGGGCATCAAATGGCTAATTGAACTTGGCTTTCTCTCCGCCCCCGCGAAAGGCGATGAGGGTCTCGTCAACAACGCTGTGAAGCGTTTTCAGGAACAGCACCCGCAACTCGATAATGACGGGGTTCTTGGTAAGGCCACGCTCGATCAGCTCCAGCGTGTGATTGATCTCAAGTCCAAAGCCAAAACCAGCACCGCCAGTGGCACAACAGGTGCAGCTGCAGGTGCAGCAGACGCTGCCACTCAAACCAGTGGGTATGGCGATTGGCTGCTTTATGGCGGTCTCGGGTTCATCGTTCTCGCCTTGGCCTTTCTTGCATGGACCTATCGCGATGAGATTTCGATTGCGCTCAAGGGCGGGACGTCGAGGAACGCATGATGAAAGCCAGTGATTTTCTCCTCTATCTCATCGGCCTGATCGGTATCTGCATGGTCGGTTATGCCTTTGTTGCAGATCTGTCTGATCACAGAGCCAAAGACGCAATCATTGAAACGGAGCAAAGCTAATGGGTGCACTTGCAGGAATTTTGGCCGGTATTGCAGCCGAGATCGGCGCGCCATTGGTGCGTGATATACTGACCAAGCGCATCGGAGCGACGGGCGGAGCTCTGGCAGAAACTGTCATCCGCAAGGTGGCGGAAAAGGCAGGTGCCCAGCCCGAGGCGCTCGAAACGTTACCACCCGATAAACTCAGTGAAGCGATCATGGATGTCGAAACTGAAGCGCCCGAAATGCTGGCGCTCTATCAGGTCGGTCTGGAAGGTCAGTTCGCGCTCCTCCAGGCTGAAGCCAAAGAAGGCTTTTGGCAATCCGCCTGGCGTTGGGGATGGATGTATCTGCTCGGCTTGTTCTGGACTTGCCTAGTGCTCGTGTTCCCGCTCATCAAAGCGCTAACCGGAGTGGCTATCGACAGCGTCGACATCGCCATCGTGATGACGCTGACGACATGGTTCATCTCCCTTTACATGGGCGGGCATACGGTCAAGGCGTTGGGCGAAAGTGCGATTGAAGCAGTTAAAAACTGGCGGAGTAGCAAACCGTGAAGATGGGCAATTCCGCATTTGATCTCGCCGAATTGCGCGCTGAACAGGAACGCGATGCTGCAATCGCTACCGCTCATAATACGGTCGGTCGGATTGGCTCGCTGGTTTGTGTGGATTGTACAGAAGACATTGAAGAGGCACGGCGGTTAGCCGCGCCTTTTGCGCAGCGCTGCATTGAGTGCCAGAACCTGCATGAGAGGAAATCATGACCCCTGAATCTATCATGCCCTGGTTGGCGCTGGCGCTGGCTGCAATCGCCCTTCTCGGTCACGTCAAAGGCTTTTTTGGAACCGAGGCCAAAAAGAACACTGAGGCAGTCGAAGCACTGAAAAAAACAACGGATATCCAAGGTGCACGGCTTCGAGATGTCGAGTCAGAGTTAAAACATCTGCCATCCAAGGATGACGTCGTGGAATTGAAGCTCGCTCTCGCCAAACTGGAAGGCACGGTTGGTCGCCTTGATGAAAGCCTCGGGTCCGTTCAACGGACAGTTCAACGGATTGATACCTATCTGCGAAAGGACGCCTGATGCCAGATTACGAAAAACATCTCGCAGCGGACGCGCGACTGACGATCCTCAAAGAGCTTGCCAACCAACTGGATGGACGTCTCAATGAAACCATCCTTGTTGCAGTCCTAGACGCCTTCGGACATCGTCGGTCGCGGGAATGGGTGAGAACCCAAGTCCTCAAACTCAAGGAACTTGGAGCTGTTACGACGCTTGAAGCTGGTACGGTTCTGATCGCCACGATTACCCGTGTCGGTCTCGACCATGTTGAGCGCCGATCACTCATCGAAGGTGTCGCCCGCCCTTCTCCGGAGGTTTGATCTGTGCACACGGAGAAGGAAGGTCGCGGCCGATTATCTTCCATAGACCTCTTGCCGCCAGAAGCCGATGCAGAAATTGCCTGGGCAGTGCAGGAGCTACTTGGCCGGGACCGGAGCCAAGCCGATATCCTTTTCGAACTCAATGACAAACTCGAGGTCATCGGTTGCGAACGCATTTCCCGATCAGCGTTCAATCGCTACTCGATGCGAAAGGCCATGGCCACGCGTCAGTTGAATGAAGTCCGGGAAATCGGCGCTGCAGTGGCGGAAGCGCTTGGCCCGGAAAAAGGTGACGACGTCACTATCATGCTGGTGCAATTGATCAAACAAGTCGCCATGGACATCATTCAGCGTGGCAATGTTAATTCGAAATCACTGCAGGAAATATCTCGTGCTCTAGCCTCGGCGCAGGCTGCGCAAAAGGCTTCAGCCGCTGATCGCCGCGAGCATAAACAAGAAAAACGTGAAGAAGACGAACTGCTGCAAATGGAGAATGCAGCTCAGGTTGCCGCCGATGGCATTTCCAAAGCAGCGCCGAGCCTCGACCCTGCACGTGTGCTCGAGATGATCCGGAGTGCGTATGGAATTGGGGAGGCATGATGCCATCATCAGAAACCCTGCTATATGATTACCAGCGGAATTGGATCAACGACCAGAACCGCTTCAAAATTGGCATGTTCGCGCGTCAAACTGGCAAGACATTCACGACCACTCTGGAAATTGTTGATGATGTTTTTGGCGCTGAAGTTGCAGGCAAGAAAACCCGTTGGGTCATTCTGTCGCGCGGCGAGCGGCAAGCGCGCGAGGCCATCAATGAGGGTGTGAAGGTTCATGCCAAAGCCTACGGCATGGTGTTTGCGGAAAATGAATACGATATCGAAGGCGCCGGTGACATCAAGTATCGCGCACTCGAGATCGAGTTTGAGAATGGCTCAAAGATAACGGCCCTTCCGGCTAACCCCGACACCGCACGTGGCTTTTCCGCAAATGTCTTTCTTGATGAATTCGCCTTTCACAGGGATTCGGTCGCCATCTGGAAAGCGCTCTTTCCCGTCATCTCTGCGGGGTGGAAACTACGCATCACATCGACACCAAACGGCAAGGGCAACAAGTTTTATGAACTGATGACCAGTGAAGGCGAACGCTGGTCGAAGCATGAAGTCGATATCTACCGGGCCGTCACAGACGGATTGCCGCGTGACGTAGATGAATTGCGCGAAGGCCTCGCTGATGAGGACGCCTGGTCCCAGGAATATGAACTCCAATGGCTCGATGAAGCCAGCGCATGGTTATCCTACGAGCTCATCTCTGCATGCGAAGACGAGCAGGCCGGAAGTTCGGAAGATTATCAGGGAAATCCCTGTTTTGTCGGTCGCGACATTGGTCGAAGACATGACCTGCACGTCATCACAGTGTTGGAACAAATTGGCGATGTGCTTTGGGAACGCGAGCGCATTGAACAGAAGCGATCGACTTTCGCCGAAATGGATGCCGCATTTGATGAGGTGATGCTGCGCTATAAAGTGGCCCGCGCCTGCGTTGACCAAACCGGTATGGGTGAGAAAGTCGTTGAAGATGCCATTACCCGCCATGGCAGTCGCGTCGAAGGGGTGCTCTTTACCGGTCCAACCAAGCTGATCATGGCCACAGCGGGAAAAGAAGCCTTTGAAGACCGCCGCGTCCGCATTCCAATGGGTGATGCGAAATATCGCGCGGATCTGCACAAACTTCGCAAAGTCGTCTCGGCGACCGGTGCACCACGATTTGTGGCCGAACGGGACGATGACCACGCTGACCGAACCTGGGCGTTGTTTCTTGCAATCAATGCGGCATCGACCGGCCATTATGAATACAACTACCAATCAACACCAAAGAGACAGTCGCAGTTCGACTTGCCAGCCGAGCAAGGTCCGAGTGGCTTTAACGACAAACCCGACACCGGTTCAGGCCGTTTCACCATGGCCTCACTGAGGCGTTCGAAAGGGATTTTCTGATGGCCTTTGACTGGTATGACGCATTTGGCCGGAAGGTTGAAATTCAGGCGTTGAAAGAACAACAAGGTGGCCCCAGCGTTCGTGGCGTTCGACGTCCCGAGGCGATGCACCCTGCTGCAGGTCTTACTCCCGGTCGGTTAGCTCAGCTGCTGCGTTCTTCGATCAATTCATCACCGGAGGACTATCTGGCGTTGGCTGAAGACATGGAGGAGCGTGATCTCCACTACGCAGCTGTATTGCAAACGCGCAAACTTCAAGTTGCAGGTCTGGAGGTGACGGTTGAGGCGGCCGGTGATGACCCCAAAAGCATCGAGCACGCGGATCTCGTTCGTTCAGTCATTGAGCGTGACGAATTCGAAATCGAACTGCGGGATATCCTTGATGCCACCGGCAAGGGATTCTCCTGCACTGAAATAATTTGGGATACTTCTGAGCGGCAATGGATGCCCAAGCGTCTTGCTTGGAACGATCCACGCTGGTTTGAGTTTGATCCGATCGACGGCGAAACGCCAATGTTGCGCGGCGACAATGGTACCGAATTGCTCAAGCCCTACGGTTGGATATTCCATTCCTTCAAAGCCAAGTCCGGCTTGCCTATCCGTGGTGGTGTTGCACGAGCTGCCGCCTGGGCTTTCTTGTTCAAATCCTTCACGATGAAGGACTGGGCAATATTCTGCGAAGCTTATGGCCAACCTCTTCGACTTGGTAAATATGGCCAAGGCGCTAAAGACGATGACAAGGATATCCTGCTTGAGGCGGTCACCAATATTGGGACTGACTATGCGGCGATTGTCCCCGAATCGATGGCAATTGAGTTTATCCAGGCGGACGTCTCCGGTAGCCACGAACTTTATGAAAAGCGTGCAGACTGGTTTGATCGGCAGGTATCAAAACTCATCCTTGGCCAAACTTCAACAACCGACGCCCAGAAGGGCAGCTATGCGGTCGGCAATGTACATGACCGGGTTCGTGATGACATCGAGAAGGCCGACGCCAAAGCCCTAGCCGGCACTCTCAATCGGGATCTGGTTCGCCCGTTGGTAGCGCTTAACTTTGGAACTCAGAAAGCCTACCCAAAAATCAAAATTGGGCGACCCGATGAAGAAGACATCGACAAGTTGGTCGACAATGTCGTCAAACTCGTGCCATTGGGCCTGAAGGTTGGCATGGCGACAATGCGCGACAAGATCGGCTTGTCAGACCCAGATCCGGACGAGGAACTTCTGCAAACGGCTAAGACCAAACCTCTGACATCTGAGCAACCAATCGAAGACACCAGCAAAGACGTTACCCCGAGGGCGAAGCAAGCCGCACTATCTGCCCGGAAAAGCTCGCCTGGTGATGCGATAGATATAACGGCTGAAGAGCTGGCCGGTGATTGGGAACCACTAGTTGGCCCGATAGTAGCTGGACTTGATGCCAAAATCGCTTTGGCAACCTCACTTGAGGAAGTGCGAAATATTCTTCAAACCCGCCTCAAAGGTCTTTCAAGCGATGCGCTGCAGGAAGAGCTTGCAAGGGCGGTTTTCGCATCACGGCTTGCGGGCGAAACTGACGAGAGTTTGAGTTGACCTACAAATTCGAAGCGCTGCCGCCCGTCGACGCAATCCGGGCATTGGCGCTGCGTGGCAGACGCCTTGACCCTTCGTTTTCGTGGCTCGACGTTTGGCAAGGCGATCACGCTGCCATGGGCACAGTCGCTAAAAGCATCGGATACGATATTCTCGATGAGATTTTTGCAGAGCTCGAAAAGGCACTCGCCGATGGTCAGACATTTCGCGAATTCGCCAATGTGCTGACACCACTGCTTCAGGCAAAGGGTTGGTGGGGACGTCAGAGGGTTACCGATCCACAAACCGGCGATATCATATCGGCCCAACTCGGTTCGCCGCGCCGTCTGAGAACGATCTTTGATGTCAACATGCGCGTCTCCTACGCAGCCGGTCACTGGGCAAGTTTCGAGCGACATAAAACCAACCGACCGTATCTTCGCTATGTGAGCATTTTAGACGATGCCACGCGACCAGCTCATCGTCGGCGTCATAATCTGGTACTACCTGTCGATGACCCCTATTGGGACTACTGGGCTCCGCCTTGTGGTTGGAATTGCCGTTGTACCCTTCAAAGCCTCTCAGAAAGGGATATCAAGCGGTTTCAAGCAGAGGGTGAAGATCTCTTTTTCACGCCGCCCGCTTTGGACTTCCGACCTTTCATCAACAAACGCACAGGCGAGGTTTTACAAGTTCCCGATGGCATTGATCCTGGCTGGTCGTATAATCCCGGCAAGGCTGGGTGGCGTGAAGTGGTGGCCGCGACACAGACCAAGATCGACAATGGCGGACCATGATCGCTGGAAAACGTTTCCCGATCCATTGATGCCGATTTCTGAGAGGCCCACACAGCGCGCTTGCGTGTTGAAATGGGTCGATATACGGTTCCCCTACCGAAAGGCGCTCCACGGGCTTTGAAGACGCTTCAAATTTGAACCTCGACCAAGCCCGCCGCTCATCCATCATCGATCTAGAAACCGGCCCGCTTCGGCGGGCATGGGTTTCGCTTTTTGGCGCTGCCAATGTGCAGCACCATGAACAAGCACCTCGCACTTTCAGTTTCAGCGCTCGATGCCGTCCTCCCCGGACGCCTTACGGCTTTATCGACCCCGGTAGTGGCAACCACCGGCGGTTGGCAGCTTATTGTACCTGCAGGCCGATTTGCTGCCCGTGATGGCCGGGGACCATTTGTGACAGGTGATCGGCTGAGCATGGGCGAAATCCTGCAGCAGACCCAAACTTACCACGGCCAAACGGAGATGGTGGTTGATTACGACCATCAAACACTGGCGGCGATGGAAGATGCATCTGGCAAAACCGCCAAGGCAGCGGGTTGGGTCAAAGCCCTCGAAGTACGCGATGACGGTATCTACGCGAATATCGAATGGACTGAGGCTGCCGCAGCAGCGTTAAAGGCGAAAGAGTACCGATACCTATCACCTGCCCTGCCACATGATGACGGTGGCAATGTCAGAATGATCCTCAATGTCGCCCTTACGAACGTTCCGGCGATCCACATCGAGGCATTCAGCGCCTCAAAACCCACGCAGAACCCAAAAATCAGGAACAATGAAATGGACAAGATTCTTGCCGCCCTCGGTCTGGCCAAGGGTAGCGGGGAGGACGTTGCACTCTCCGCACTCAATGCGCTGTTGACCGCCAATGCCGCACTCGTTGCAGCCCTCGGGCTGAACGAGGCATCAACACCCTCGGACATGCAGACAGCTGCTCTGGCAGCAATCGATGACCGAAAGAAGTTGTTGGAAGCCGCTGGCGTCAAAACTGACAGCAAGATTGAAGATGCAGTGGCCGCGCTAACCGTAAAAAGCACTGCCGCTACCGCCGCGCCTGCCACGGTTGACCCGACCAAGTTCGTACCTATCGAGCAGGTCACGGCTTTGCAGACTGACATGAAGGCGCTGCGGGACCGTGTTGAAGGCAAAGATGCCGAGATTGCGGTTGAAGCGGCTATCAAAGACCGCAAATTGACCCCTAGTCTTCGGGATTGGGGGATTGATCTCTTCAAGGCAGATCAGACCAAGTTCGACGCATTTATCGGGGCTGCACCCGCATTGCTCGAACCCCAGCTCAAACCCACCCCGAAGCCCGGCGACACTGTGGCTGCACTCACTGCAGACCAGGCACATATTGCCAAGGTGCTCGGTATTGATCCCAAGGCTTATGCGGAAACGCTGAAAGCCGAGAGCGCCTCGGCGCTTTGATCCAACCATCGCAAAAGGACTGCTTTCATGACCGCGCTTTCTTCTGATCGCAACACTCCCCGCCTGCAGGGCTTCATTCGCCAAGGCGGACTGGCCGCATCCGTGCTCGTTTACGCCGGAGCCATCGTCATGCGCAACAGCACTGGCTATCTGACCAAAGGGGCAACTGCCACAGGTCTGGTCGGTGTGGGTCGCGCCGAAGAACGTAAAACCGGCGGCGCATCTGCCGGTGACGAAACGCTCAAGTACCAACCCGGCTCATACCGTTTCGCCAATTCAGCATCGGGTGACCTGATCACCATCGCTGAGATTGGGAAGGTCTGCTTCGTCGTCGACGATCAGACGGTCGCAAAGACTGATGATACCGGTGCGCGCTCTCCTGCCGGTTTCGTAGCAGATGTCGATGCGACCGGCGTTTGGGTCGATTTCGATGAAGCGCGTCTCCAGTCATATCTCGCTGGCATCGCTAACCCGGCCTAAGTGTCGTTCATCCAAGGAACCCTCACCATGCTCGTAAATGCTCAAAACCTCGACGGCCTGCGGGTCGGTTACAAAACAAGTTTCCAGTCCGGTCTCGGAATGGCCTCTTCCATGTATGCTTCGGTAGCTACCGTTATCCCAGCCTCCACCAAGACACAGAAATACGGCTGGCTTGGAAAATTCCCCACTGTACGGGAATGGATTGGCGCACGTGTCGTTCACAATCTCGAACAGCACGATTACTCGATTACTGAAAAGCCCTGGGAACTGACTGTCGGAGTCGACCGCGACGATATCGAAACTGATAATCTGGGTATCTATCCATCATTGTTCCTTGAGATGGGCCAATCTACCGGGTCCAAATGGGACGAACTGGTGTTTGGCCTGCTCAATGCCGGTTTCGGCAGTACGTGTTATGATGGACAGAATTTCTTCGACACCGATCATCCAGTGCTTGACGAAGCAGGAGAGCCACAATCGGTGTCCAATACTGGTGGCGGCTCAGGCACACCCTGGTTCCTGCTTTGCACAAACAAAGCACTCAAGCCGCTTATACTTCAAAAACGCCGCGACTTCGAATTTGTCGCCCGTGATCGGCTGACCGACGATAACGTCTTCAATAACAAAGAATTCCAATACGGCGCAGATGCCCGTGCCAATGTCGGCTTCGGCTTCTGGCAGCAAGCTTATGGTTCCAAGCAAACACTTAACGGTGCTGCATTGAAAGACGCTTTTGCCGCTCTTGAAGGCATGAAGGGCGACCACGGCCGTCCGTTGGGTCTCAAGCCGACATTGCTTGTGGTCCCACCTTCGCTTCGTTCAGCTGCTCAGAAGCTACTCAACTCAGAATATGCATCTGGCGGTGAGACCAACGAATGGAAAGACGCAGCCGAGTTGCTCGTTTGCCCTTGGTTGGCCTGATTACCCAACCGAATGTGAATACCCGCCGACTTGATGTCGGCGGGTCTTTCGAAAGGAGTAGTGCCCGCTCTTTTTGCAAGACCCGAAGGAGACCGAAATGGCCAAGCGAACCGCAACCCAAAAACCTGCCACAATCACTGAGGCGAAAGTCGTCGCTGCAGCAATGCCGCTCAAGGATGACACCAGCAACACCGCCAAAACAACTCCGGCAACCACACCGGCTGCGGTTAATCCACCGGTGACATCAACAGTCGCGCCAACGGTAACGGCTGCGCAAGAAGCGAAAGATGAACAATCTGGCGAAGCAACGCGACCAGGTGAATTCATCATGATCAGTGCGCCAAACGCCCGGCGACGTGCAGGTATGAGTTTCGGTACCGAGCCAGTCAAAGTCGATGTCTCAACGCTGAGCGAAGATCAGATTATCGCCCTTCGCGACGATCCACTGCTGGTCATCCGGCCGTTGGCAGAAACAGACGAATAACCCCCCGGAGAATGGGGTGGTCAGCCGGGAATGGAATGGTGAGTGCTCTCACCCGGCCGCCCCAAATTTCGAAGGACCTCAAAAGTGACCTACGTTACCAAACAACAGTTGATTGACCGTTTTGGTGAGAAGGAGTTGATCCAGCTCACCGACCGATCAAATGTTCCGCCTTCAACCGTCAATGACACGGCGGTTTCCGGCGCAATAGGTGACGCGGAAGCTTTGGTCGACGGCTACGTAGGCAAAACCTATCAATTGCCGCTGTCGGCGGTGCCCATAGGTCTCACGCGAACATCCGCCGATATCGCGCGCTACTACCTGCATGGCAAAGCAGCCGACAAGGACGGGCCAGTTCACCGGGCTTATCTGGAAGCCATTGCCTACCTCAAAGATGTTTCGCGTGGCCTCATCCAGCTCGATGCAGAAGGCATTGCTCCTGCCGCAGCTGGCGGTGGACTCATCCGAGCCAAAACCGGCGACCGGGTGTTTACCCGCGATAGCTTGAAGGACATGTGATCATGGCGGTTGATGGCATCCAGTTTCACGTCGACGACAAAGAGGTGCAGGCTAAACTCGGCAGCCTGCAACGGGCTGCCCAAAACCCTGCCGCCATCATGGCGGCAATTGCGCCATATCTTGTCACCTCGACCCGGCGTCATATCGAGCGCGAAACAGGCCCTGAAGGTCCATGGCCCCGTTTGTCACCTCGCACTGCAAACAAACGAATTGGGCGACGTCAACGCGGCTATGAAAACATGTTGCGTGTTCGCGGTAATCTCTATTCTTCAATCGTCAGCGATTCCGGTTCCGATTATGCTGTGGTTGGCTCAAACCTGCCCTATGCTGCCATTCACCAAACTGGCGGTGTCATTGAGATGCCGGAACGCAGCCAGGACATTCATCAGAACTACAACGCAAAGACCGATCACTTCGATCCTCGTTTTCGCGCTCGCAACCGTTCCAACTTTTCCCGCAAGGTAAAGGTTGGCGCTCACACGATTACAATCCCGGCACGCACATATCTCTATCTTGATGATGCCGACCGTGCCGAAATTCAGACGATTGCACAGGACGCCTTGCGTGATGAGGCTGACTTGCAATGAGCATTGTTTCAGATTTCAAAGCTCGGCTGTCTGCTATCGATCCGGCAATCTTTGCCATTGTCGAAGGTGCCTCCGAATTCGCGGCCGTAGACGGGATACCGCTCGCTCTACCTGCGGCCTATGTCTTCATCAAAGAAGAAGCTTCCGACGCCAGTGCGCGCTCGACCGGCCCGGTCCTCCAGCGCTGCGAGTTGGATGTTGCAGTGATTATCATTGCAGGCAACGTTTCCGATCAGGTTGGGGCGGCTGCGGCTGGCGATATCGAAGATCTGAAACAAAAGACCCGCGGTGCACTTATCGGATTTGTCCCTGCTGCTGCCACCGACGGCACACCAGTCGAACATGTCTCGGGGCAACTCATCCGATTTCGCTCCGGGACCATCTGGCATGAAGAGACCTATTCGACCGTCACTTACATCGAGGAGCAGTCATGACCGACAAACCTTACACCCCCCGCAAAGGTGGCCGTTACGTCCGCACTGACAAGACGGACAAACCAAAGCTGCTGGCACCGGGAGACGAGAGCACGACGCTCGATCCGCCCGCTTCAGCTGGCGAGAAGCCATCCAGCAAACAGACCGGAAAGAAGGCCTGACCATGACCCGTTATGTGCGCAAACTTGCCGTACTGGCAAAGATTGAAACCACCTATGGCACCGATGCGGTGCCCACAGGCGTGGCCAATGCGATCCAGCTGCTCGATGTCAATTTCACGCCGCTGGAGGGTTCTGAAGAACAGCGTGGAATCATCAGGCCTTACCTCGGCCATCCCGGTGTCATCCTGACCGGCATTCATCAGATGATCGAATTCTCGGTAGAAATCAGCGGTGCCGGTGCGGCTGGCGACGTGCCTGGCTATGGCGTTCTGTTGCGCGCCAGTGGCCTGTCAGAAACCATCACAGCGGCAACCGATGTGGTCTATGAGCCGATCTCGGACGGCTATGAGGCTGCCACCATCTATTATGTGCTCGATGGCGTGCGTCACATTATGCTCGGCTGCCGAGGCAACGTGACACTGGATTTCACATCCAAGAAAATCCCCCGCCTTCGTTTCCGCATTCTCGGCCTGTTGGGCACTGTTTCTGACCAGTCGGTCCCTGCCTCCACCTATACCGGCTTTTCGACACCGGTCCCGGTCTCCAAAGCCAACACCACCTTCTCGCTGCATGGTTATGCCGGGCCGACCGAAAGCATCTCGATCGACCTTGGCAATCAGGTCGAACCGCGCCTGCTGATCAATGATGAAAGCATCCAGATCACCGACCGTCGCGCATCAGGCTCGGCAGTGATGGACGCCACCACGCTGACCACCAAGAACTGGCAACAGATCGCACTCAATCACACCACCGGTGCGCTGGCACTGGCTCACGGATTGACCGCTGGCAACATTGTCGAGGTCGATGCGCCAGCTGTCCAGATCGGACGCTACTCGCAAGGCGACAGCCAAGGCATTTTGAACAACACCCTGCCGCTGATGCTCAAGCCTGACAGTGGCGATGACGATCTGACAATCACCGTGCGCTGAGCGCCGTTCAACCCCTTTTGAAGGCGGTTTGAAGCCGCCTTCTTTGTTCAATGGAGACACTGATGAAATTCACAATGACCCGCAAGCATCGCTATTGGTGGCCCGTCAAAGTTGCGGTGCCTAACCCTGAATTGGACAAGGCTGGTGAATGGCTGGAAATGAATTTCCGCATGCGGTTTGCAGCCCTGCCGCGCGAAGAAGCTGATGCCATTTCCGAGAAGCTGAAAAAGTCTGAAGGCGCTGACATCCACGCTGACCTGATGCGGGTGGTCAAGGATTGGGATGAGGACATCATCGATGCCGACGGCAAGCCCATTCCGTT